CCAAACAGAAGGTTGACTGCTGGATATTGGGCTTGTCGTGCTCATAAAGATTTCGGAAAGAACGTTCCCGGAAGGTTTTGGTAGTGAATAGAATATTTAAAAATTGGAAGTTGTTTTTAACAGAATCGCAAAACGATTTTATTGAACTTAAAAATAAAAATTTCAAAAATTGCTGGCAGGTGGATTCGTTCCTATCCAACAATTATACAAAAGAAACAGATCTGGAATGTGTTGGGATTGGAACAGATAAAATTGTTTTAAGAGACAAGACAAGCCCAGATTATGTTATAAAAATAGAAAAGAAAGATCCAATAAAAGAGAATTCTGCTATGGAAACTGTTGTGTGGAAATATCTTAAAGACACTCCTTTTTCTAAAATTCTTGCTCCGATAATTCCTAAAGAAGGTTATTACCACATGAAATATTCAAATAAAAGCGGAAACTATGAAGATTTAGAAAATGCTTTATTTGAAATATCACAAGAGACCGGTTTCAAATTCCAGAATTTGAAATATTGGTTCCTGTCGGATGCCAACCGAGATAACATAAGAGAAATCGACGGTAGAACTGTTTTGATCGATTATGATGATGTGTGGCCGTGGGTTTTTAAAAATAAGCAAAATTTAAAAGATTTGGCAAAATGAACTTTCCTTTTGCTGAGAAACAAATAACCAAAAATATTTTTTTAAGAGAGTTTAAGCAGAACATCTCTTCCGATGAACTTATCTGGCATCTTGATAAAGAAGACCGAGAGATCACCATCCTCGAATCAAAAGGGTGGAAGCTTCAACTGGATAATCAGCTTCCCCAAAAGCTTGTTGAAGGCAAGACTTATTTCATTCCAAAAATGACCTATCACCGAGTTATCAAAGGCGAAGGCAATTTAAAAATAAAACTTCACAAAATAACTTGACAAACTCCTCCAACATGTTATATTGATAACATAACACAAAGACATTGGAGGACACAATGACTAATAATTATTTTAAGAAAAAAATAAAATCTCTCAAAGGAGAGGTTCTTGTACCCAAGGATAATAGGGATAATGATGATGGCTGCTTTGGAAGAGCACTGGAAGAACTTCTGGGCGTAGAGGAGAATAATTTTAAATCTGCCGATTTAAAAACCGAAGATGGTGTTAGCTATGAATTAAAGACCACAAATGGCAAAGGTAAAACCACTCTCTTCAGTAAAGAGCCGGCTTGGAATTCAAATGAAAATTTTAAAAAAATGAGTGATTTTTTTAATCGATATTCATACATTCCTGATCCAAATTTTCCTGAAGTTAGAAAACTAAACACAACTATCAAATCCGATAGATGGAATAATAGGGGCTTTAAAGTTATTGTAAAGGACAATAATTTAATTGTAACTCACAAGAACGATGGCAATTGTATGCAGTGGGATATAAAAAAACTTTTATCATCTGCTAATAATAAACTAAAAAACCTAGTTGTGATTGAAAGGTCAGGTGATGGAAAGATTGTTGATGGAAAAGTTTCAACTGGGTTCAATTCTTATGTCTTTTCCAAGATGATTTCTAACGGACAAATAGTGATAGAAACAAGATTATCCATGAAAAAAGATTCTACGGGAAAAATGTATCTAAAAAATAGAGGAACTTGCTTCAGAATCAGCCCACAAAAATTAGACAAAATGTATAACAAGGAGAAAAAATGAGCTTCAAAGTAAAAGAATTTAAAAACGGTATAATGATTCTAGGGGATTGCTTAGAGGTATTATCAGATAGAAAAGTAAAAGAAATAGAAACTGAAGACAAAAAGGATCCATCTAAAACTATAAAAACAATGGTGCCTTTTATACAGAGAAACGAAGTAGAGGTTGTAGTAACGTCACCACCTTACAATCTTTGTAAAAGATATTCCGATTATAAGATAGGAAAAACAAGCACTAGAATGACTGAAAAATATGAAAAATGGTATGAAGATGATCTTCCTGAGTGGGAATACCAAGGACAACAGCAGGCGGTTATTTTTCAATTGATGAGAGTTGCAAGGAGTTCTATTTTTTATAATCATAAAGTTCGTTTTGCTTGGCATGCAAGAAACATCTATCGAACAAATAGCAATCTTCATCATCCAATGCATTGGTTACATAAGTTTCCAATTTGGTGTGAAATTATTTGGGATCGTTGTGGCATTGGTAATCCTTCTAATCGTTATCATATTCAAGAGGAAAGAATTTATCAAATTCAAAAGCCACGAAAATGGGACAATAAAGATTTAAAACTTACTAATATTTGGAAGATTCCGCCAAGTAAAAATGACGGACATGTGTGCACATTTCCAGAAAAACTAGTTGAAAATTGTATTCTACCCACAACAGATATTGGTGATGTTGTTTTAGATCCTTATATGGGCTCTGGTACCACCGCAGTTGTAGCAATTAGGCATGGAAGAAGATTTATTGGAATAGAAAAGGATCCCGAATATTTTGAATTGTGCTGCGAAAACATTAAAAAAACTGAGGAAGAACTTGACAAATAATAACTAACCAGTTATATTGATAACATAACACAAAGACATTGGAGGACACAATGGATAATTACAGATTAGGCTATGCATGTATATGCATGACACTTGGTGCTCAAAAGCCAAGAATTACAACCAATCGCTCAATGATTAAACGAACCTTTCAAGAGAAGGGGATTGCTTATGCTTCTGAACTTGCATTGCAAAATGTAAAAGACTTAAAGACAATCCTTGAGTGGAATTTGAAGAACGACATCACATTCTTTCGCATGTCTTCTGACATTTTCCCTTGGGCTTCCGAATACAACATCGAAGACCTTCCGGACTTCGCAGCGATTGAAGAGATTCTATTCGAGTGTGGTCTGTTTGCTGAAGAACACGGAATGCGACTCACAATGCATCCCGGCCCTTTCAACAAACTGTGTTCTCCAAACGAACAGGTTGTGCTCAACACCATTCGTGACCTTGAAATTCATGGTCGCCTTATGGACTTGTTGTGCCAACCTCGTTCGCCTTGGGCAAAAATCAACATTCATGTGGGAGGTGCATACAATGACAAACCCATGGCCCTTGCTAACTTTTGCAAGAACTATGCAAGACTATCGGATGCAGTCAAGACACGACTGACTGTCGAGAACGACGACAAAGAGTCGCTTTACTCAACCAAAGAGTTGTACGATGGTGTGTTCAAACAAATAGGCATCCCCATCGTGCACGATGTGCACCACCATACAATGTGTTCTGGTGGCCAAACTGACTACGAGGCAATGTCTCTGGCCGTTTCAACATGGCCAAAAGGTATACCTCCAGTCATTCACTATTCTCAGTCTCGCTCTGTGGAACACAACGATCCAAAGATCAAGCCACAGGCACACTCTGACTCTTACTGGACTCCAATCGAGACCTACGGGCATCGCATGGACATCATGTTGGAGGCGAAATTTAAAGAACAAGCATTGTTTAAGATGCGTGAGTTGATGGCTCCCGCTCTTTGCATGGCCGCAAAATAAGGAGGAAAAATGAAAGTAAAAACAATTAAAGAGGCGATTGTGGATCTTAGAAAATTAAATAGTGGTCCAACATGCGCTTTCTATATGGCTTGGACTCAATTAAGATTGGAGAAAGGTGACACAAGTTATTACCCCGCTCCTCAAGAATTTATAGATTTGCTAGGATATAAAAGCACCGCTGGATTTAACACCATTGTTGAAGTACTTAAACAAAAAAATTTAATACCAGAAGATTATGAATTTGAATCTTTGTCAGATTTTTTTGACAAAAACGGCAATAAAGTTAAGGTTGGAGAGTCAGGAATTTATTGTATAAAAGTTTCCAACGGGGTTTACATAGGGCTATCTAAAGATTTAAACGCTAGGCTTAGAAGTCACGATAGGCAAATAAAAAAAGGCACTCACAGATACATTGGAAAAGAAGAAGATCCTCAATACATTATTTTAGAGAGGGTTCAAAACAATGATCATCTGCGAGATAGGGAGGTGTACTGGGCTAGACGAGCAATTTCGAAAAACCTTAATGTCTTTAATGAAGAAAATTTTACTTAATAAGGAGGAAAAATGAAAGCAGAACTACAAAACAAACTATTTGAAAAATACCCAAAGATCTTCGGACAAAAAGATCTTGACAAGACACAGACCGCTATGTGCTGGGGAATTGCCTGTGGTGATGGCTGGTACAACATTATCGATACTCTCTGCTGGCACATTCAACAAGAAGTAGATGTACCGCATAAAGAAATACAGAAATATACAGAGTGGCTAAAAGACCCAGAGCTACCAGAAGAAACTGTCGAATATTTTCAACAACAAATCGCCAAGCTTAAAGAAAGAATTATTCCACAAGTGGAAGCGACCCAAGTAAAAGAAAAGTATGGCGGTCTTCGCTTCTACATAATGGGGGGCAACGAGAATATCGATGCTTTTATCTTATTCGCTGAAAGCATGTCCGAATGCACTTGCGAAGAATGCGGAAGGCCGGGAACTCAAGATACCGGCGGATGGATAAAAACTTTATGCGAAGAATGTCGACAAAATACTTGACAGAATAAACATAACGCGTTATATTGTTAATATAAAAACATTGGAGGACACAATGAATATTAGAAAACAAGATTTTGTTGGGCTACACGCTCATTCAGGGGTTGGATCCCCTTTCGATGGATTTGGATATCCACAAGACCATATGGACTTTGCTTATAACAATGGAAGCAGGGCCCTCGCATTAACAGACCATGGAAACATGAACGGTCTGGCTTATCAAGTTCTTCATGCCAAGCGTATGAAGAAGGAAGACAAAGACTTCAAGCCTATCTTTGGTGTTGAAGCATACTTCATCGAATCTCTTAGCGATTGGAAAGTAAAATTTGAAGAACACAAAGCAGACAAAGATAAAGCTAAACAACTCGACACAGACCAGTCCGGAACAACTGTCGAGAATGAAGCAGAGTCAAAGTCTGCTTCTAAGTCAGAGTTGAACCGTAAAAGACACTTGGTTCTTCTCGCAATGAACCAAACAGGACTGAATAACATTTTTAAATTGGTCTCGCAATCTTATCATGGAGACAACTTTTATCGTAAGCCACGCATTGATTTGGCTATGTTAGAAGAGCATAATGAGGGCATTATTGCACTCTCTGCTTGTCTTGGTGGTATTTATGCTGGGTGTTATTGGGAGAACCGTGAGCAGGGCTCTGAGGCCGTTCTAGACTCAATGAGGAACACAACAAATAGGATGCGGCAGATTTTTGCTGACCGTTGGTATGGCGAACTTCAGTGGAATGCAATCCCTGAACAACATGAACTAAATCAATATGTTATCCAAATGCATGAAGAATTTGGCATTCCATTAGTTTCAACTTGTGATTCTCATTATCCAACTCCAACCGCTTGGGATGATAGAGAACTATATAAGAAAATAGGTTGGCTTGGAAAAGGTAAACCTGAATGGATGTCTGATGAACTACCTGAAAGCGTGGACGAGATTGGCTATGAATTATATCCAAAGAACGGCGAACAGATGTGGGCCGATTATAAAAGATATTCGAAAGATGCCGGAGTTTCTTACGATGATGAGATCGTCCGTCAATCAATGTTGGAAACAGTTAACATCGCTTTTGAAAGGGTTGAGTCTTTTCTGCCTGATAACACTGTACGCTTGCCTAATTTTGTCGTACCTGCTGGCCATCATCCTGCAGAATACCTTTCTCAACTGGCCTTCGAGGGTTTATTTAAGATTATGTCATCACGTTCTGTCAGGAAAGGGTCGACCACTTGGGTGGAGTACACAAAGAGACTCAAACACGAACTTGATGTCATATCAGAGAGAGGGTTCTCAAAATATTTCTTGACAATGAAATCAATTGTGGACAAAACAAATGAAGTACAACTCGCGGGACCGGGAAGAGGATCGGCCGCAGGGTCTTTGGTGGCTTATGCATTGGGTATTACACAAGTGGATCCTATTAAGTACGGCTTACTATTCTCTCGTTTCCTTCGTGCTGATGCGACCGACTATCCGGACATTGATTATGATGTCTCTGATCCTATGGTTCTTAAGGAAATTCTTATTGATGAATGGGGTTCCAACACAGTAGTTCCTATTTCTAACTTCAACACTCTTCAGTTGAAATCTCTTATCAAGGATATCTCAAAGTTTTATGACATTCCTTTTACTGAGGTAAACAAGGTTACAAACACAATGCTGAAAGAAGCCACTCCTCTTGCAAAGAAGAAACACGGCATCAGAGCAGGTGTTTATACTCCGACATTTGAAGAGGTTTGTGAGTTTTCCGAAACTCTACAAAAGTTCTTCCTTGAAAATCCAAAAGTAAAATCTCATGTTGAAGGATTGATGGGGCAAATTCGTTCTACTTCTCGTCATGCTGGTGGTGTGGTGATTGGTGAAGAGTTGGATAAATACATGCCGCTTATCGCTTCTAAAGGTGTAAGACAAACTCCTTGGTCTGAAGGTCAAAATGTTCGTCAACTTGAGCCAATGGGTTTTATTAAGTTTGATATTCTTGGTCTTGCAACTCTCCGAATGATGGAAGAGTGCATCGAAAGGGTTCTGCAAAAGCACCATGGTATACAAAAGCCAACCTTTGAGGACATAAAAACATTCTATGATAAAAATTTACATCCGGATGTAATTAACTTGGACGATCAAGAAGTATACGAATCTGTTTTTCAAGCAGGTAAATGGATGGGTATCTTTCAGTTTACGGAGAAGGGAGCGCAGAATCTTGCGAAACGTGTTCAGCCAAAATCTATTATTGATATCTCTGCGATTACTTCTATTTATCGTCCCGGCCCTCTTTCTGCTGGCGTGGACAAAGCATATGTGGAAGCTGTTAGAGACCCTTTAAGTGTGAAATATGAAAATGAAATCGTCGAAGAAATCACAAGAGAAACAAGAGGATTCCTTATCTTTCAAGAGCAAATTGCTCTTCTTGCACACCGCCTTGGCAAAGGCATTGGGCTTGATGATGCTAATTTGCTACGAAAGCTGTTGACAAAGAAAGGACTAGACCCCGCAAAACAAGCAAAGAAAGAAGAGATTCTTCACAAGTTTGTTCAGGGCTGTGTTGAGAAAGGAATAAGCAAGAGAACCGCAGAAGACATGTGGCAGAAGTTTGAATATTTCTCCGGCTATGGTTTCAATAAGTCTCATGCTGTTGCTTATTCGATTGTGTCTTATCAATGCGCTTGGTTGGCAACCTATTACAATGCAGAGTGGGCTTGTGCTTTCTTGGACAAAGAACCAGAGTCTCGCAAGGAAGCTGCTATCAACATTGCAAAGTCTTGGGGATACAAGATTGTTCCTTTGAATATAAACACCTCTGGTCGCCGTTGGACTGCACAAGATGAAACAACTCTTGTTGCTCCTCTGACAACTATCAAGGGGCTTGGTGATGCTGCTATTGATGAGATCATCGAAAAGCGACCATTTTCGTCCGTAGAGCAGCTTTTGTTTGACGGAGGTGTGGTTGCACGGAAACTCAACAAGAAGGCCTTAGATGCCCTTTGTAGAGCCGGAGCGATGCATTGTTTGATGGATGATAGGTTTACTGGTGATAAACATTTCTGGTCTGCTGTTGTGGTTGATAAACCAAAGAACAAGAAGAAGCTCGGAGAAAACATCGAGACTTATCGACCCGAAGGTTCATTTACATCGTCAGAAAGGATCCAGAATATTCAGACTTTGACAGGGATTTATCCCATTAATATGGTTATGACAAACAGGGCTCAAAAAATTATAAATGAATATAAGATACCTCCAATATCAGAATATGATGCTGACCTTGGTACTTCTTGGTGTATACCAATTAAGTTAATATCAAAAAAATCAAAAAATGGTAAATGGTTTTACACAATAGATGTCATTGATTCGAACTCCGAAGTCACCAGATTGCGCTGTTGGGGTGTGGATCCACAAAGAGATCATATATTCATGAACAAACCTTATGTATTGAAGTATCCAAAGTATAATGAAACTTGGGGATTCTCGACTTATGGGCAAGTTGATAAAAAATGGATGATGATTGGATAAAAAACTTTATCTAAAAACTTGACAACCGTGTTAAGGCCGGTTATATTATAAGTATAATAAACAACAAGACATTGGAGGACAACATGTCTATTAAAAACTTACAACTGGTAAAAGAATTTGATAATTTATCTGAAATGGTTATCAACAATAACAAAGACAAGCTAGCAGATAAAATGGTAGAAAAGCTCAGAGTATTTTTAAAGCAAGAACTGTTTGGTGTTTGGTCTAGAAATTTGCTTATAGGGCAAGAAGATGATACTTTTGAGCTATTAAGATATCTCGCAAAAACTGACAGAAAAGGCCCAAGTTTTAATAAAAACTATAGGACTAAAAACTTTATTTCCGACCATATTCCGGAATTAAAAAACAATAACTGTCTTAAAAATGTCCTTACTTCTTTGTTTGAAATCAAACAGAAAGGTGTCGGAGCAGGAGAAGTTCTTTTTTCTTTGTTATTGTCTGACGTTTCAAAACCAGAAGGTAAGATAGGAGACTATACTTACAGAGAAGGCAATAGACGAATAGAGTTGGAACTTAAAGCCTTAACGTCTGCTGCATCTTGTAAAACAAATAGTGATTCGCGCTTTCAGTTTTCTAATGATAATTTTGAAAGAATTTTTAAACAAAAGAAGATAAAAGGAAACGAGCAGATAATGAATGCAACAAAAGAACAGTGGCATGAATATATGAGCGGTCTTTATCCTGAGTGTTATGAATACGAAAAGTTTGAAGCTATCCATAAAACGAAAGACAACAAGGAAAAACGCCAGATGATTGGTGCCATAGGACTTAAAAGATATAAAGAGATTGATAATTTTGATAGTCTCTTGGCTTTAAAACCAAATGAGAAAGAAGGGGATCTAGAGATTGTTTGTATAAATGATTTTGAAGATTATGACTTTATAAACAAAAACTTAAGTCTCTCGCCAAGCCTTTATAGAGGTAGAGGGACACAAGCTGTCGGCGATGGCTATATTGATATTAAATATAAAGGAGGAGAATAATATGACTAATGAATTTGAAACAAAAGGTGTCCGATATCTTGGATCCAAAAGCAAAATTATACCACTGATAGCAGAAGTTGTCAGTTCACTAGACATAGAAGATAAGACAATGATTGATGTGTTTACAGGAACGACAAGGGTGGCTCAAGCTTTTCGCTCAATAGGTTGGACGGTTACAACTAGTGATTTGTCTTGGGCGTCAGAAGCTTATGCTAATAACTTTGTTTGTTCTGGAGATACTTCTCATTTGCAAAAATATGTCGATGAGCTGAATGCTCTTGAGGGAAAGGCTGGTTGGCTTACTAAAAACTACTGCGATGTTATTACAAAAAGTGGAGGAGTAGTTCAAGTATGGATGCCAAAGAATGGCAAAAAAGCAGATGCAATACGAGATAGAATCGAAGAGCTAGATATAACTCATCAAGAAAAAATGTGTCTTATTTCGTCATTAATATTTGCTTTAGACAAAATAGATAATACTGTAGGCTTGCAACAAGCATACTTGAAAGGATGGAAATCAAAAAGAGTAAACACAGATTTGAAACTATCTTTACTTCCTTCTATAGAAGGCCCAGAGGGACAGCACATTGTCGGAGACGCATTGAAAATAGAATACCCAAAAGCATCTGTCGCTTATCTTGACCCGCCCTATACTGCAGCAGACTACTCTACATATTATCACATATGGGACAGTATTACTCGTTGGGACAAACCCGAGGTTTCTTTGAAAACAAACCGCAGGATTGATAGAGTTAAATCATCTGACAAGCGAGACGAAAATATGAAGAGCCCATGGTATTCTAAGAAGACCGCCCTAGAAGCAACAAAGAAATTGGTGGATAGACTGCCGGTCAAATACTGTGTGTTTTCATATAGTGATGAGGGTTTAATAACTTATGATGATATGATTGAGCTTTGTCAAAATTACAAGTCTTATCAAGTTTATGAAAAAGAGCACGATAGACATGTTATGTCTCGCATTGGAGCCGGTGGTGACAAAGCAGAAAATGCTGATAAAAAGAAAAACGTAGAATATGTAATTGTTATTGAAAAAGAAACGGAGGAATAATGGAACATCTAACAAACTGTCATGGTGAATGGAATGCTTTATTTGCCATGGCATCATCGCTGCCTATCTTGGGCATCTTTATAAGATCAAAACTCGGAGGACATCATGAGAATAATATCGATAACTAATAAACATGGGGATATAAGTCTAATAAACCCCAACCAGATAACACGGATATGGGATGAACAGTTTCAAGGAGAGACACAAGTGCTTATAACTTTGTCTTGTGGTCATCTCATCAGAACAAAGTTCACAACAGTCGATCATGCTCTTGACTACATTCAAAGAGCATCAAGTCATTCAATGACTTAGGGAGATAAGATGGATAAATTTACTAGCCTTCTTGGGGGATTTTTATGCTGGGTTGCTTTAGCAACCATTGTTTTCATAGCAGGTGCGTTGCTTCTTGCTCCTCTAACTAGAACCACAGGGCCAACATATAACTCCACCACATACAAATCCAGTCGACAGGAAATGATAGGAGCCTGTCTGGAAAGAGCCTATCAAAAAAACGAAAGACTTTATGGCACAAGAACAGCATCCGCAGCGGAGAAAAACTGGTGCCTTAGAGACCCAAGATAATAAAAGGAGAAAACATGACTAAATTTGAATTTTTAACTAACAACACGGCAGCAATCGTAGAAGAATATGAAGAAGCTGCATTCAAAACAAAAGAACAACACATGGCTGATTACATCAGGTCCATGAAAGCTTTGGAAGATGCTATGGAGCCTTACAAAGAACAAAAGCGAGAACTGAAATCAGAGTACATCGACAACGGTTGGTTAACAAAAGAAGATGTTTCTTTGACAGTTCGTGCCTATAGATTACTTAAGAGCGAAGTTGACATTGAAGCTCTTATTGATATTTACGAAAGCCTAAAAGGAGGTAAACAATGAATTGGATTTATGAAGGATTATATGCTGCTTTTGCACAGATAGGAATCTTTGCTGGTTTCTTGGTGTTAACAGCGGCAGCTTTATGGAGTTGTCAATACCTAGGTATACCAGAAGGCTATGCGGTATTGTCGTTTTACGGCTTTTTGATTCTATCTTTGAATCTATTTTTCTCTTGGAAAGCTAGAGAAATAAAAACAGAATTGGAGAAAATAGGCAATGTTGATTGATTACTTCAAAATAAGAGATGATGTAAAAGATCCCGTCCGAGCTAATCCCTCGGATGCGGGTCTGGACATTTTCTGGTGTCCAAAGGACGGCAACTCTTTGATAATGGAGATAGGCCCACTGGAGTCTGTTGTTCTTGAGACTGGCTTGAAGTTTGGTGTTCCTCATGGTTATATGCTCGAGGTCAAAAACCGTTCTTCGATGGCAGCAAAGAAACAGCTTATTGTTGGTGCTTGCGTGATTGATCCCGGATATAATGGAGAACTAATGATAAACCTACACAATATAGGTAATGAAATGAGAGTTCTTATGCCCGGCGATAAAATTGCACAAGTGGTGATGATACCTGTTGTTCATTTTCGTGCAAGAAAACTTATGACGGATACTCTTTATAATAGTGATATCTGTATCTCGAACAGAGGAACAGGTGGGTTCGGATCAACCGGAGGATAAGTATGCCTAACAAATACGCAAAAGACACGAAGAAATTCACATTTTATGCAAAAGATGAATTGCATGCAAAATTTAAAATAAGAATGCAATTTCACAGCCTTACACAATCAGAATTTCTTCGTGCTTGCGTTGAAGCGGTTGTGTCTGAAGATCCTGTGATGGAAATGTTTATTGATCATTTTAAAGAAGATAACAATAAACAATCAAAAGTTCAAAGACAAAAAATTAAAAAAGAAAAAGAAAAATCGGAAGAAATATTAAAAGACTTTGGATTAGGCGATGGGGACCTAGATGACATCTTTGATATGATAGCAAAAGAACACCCAGAAATTTAATCAAAACAGTTCTTTTATTTTTTTCTTTCCTATTTATAATGAAAAATGCTTTAAGGAGATTTATAATTATGTCTAAAAAATTGTTAAGTGAAGAAGTGGTTCGTCGTTTCGCAAAACTAGCAAATATCCAAAATCTCAATGAAATGTATCAGAACGAAGAAAAAGAAGAGATGATGCAAGAAGAAGAGATGCCAATGGACGCAGCTGAAGAAGTTGAGATGGACGCTGAAGAAGAAGTTGAAGGTGAGTTGCCTGTTCCTGCTCAAGAAGAAGGAATGGAAGATTCTGAAGCGATCGCAAGACAAGTAATCGATGCTGTTGCTGGTGCCCTTCGAGACACTCTTAACGTTGACATTGAAGTTGAAGGTTCTGCAGAAGAAACTGAAGTTGAAATGGGCGAAGAAGAACCAGAAATGGAAATGCCAGAACCAGAAATGGAAATGGGTGAAGAAGAAACTGAAGTTATGGAAGCTCTCAGCGAAATCGAATATGTTCCCTCTCAACAAGAAATTGTTGAAGAAGTTGCTCGTCGCGTTGCTAAGCGTCTTCTTAAAGCAAAAAAGGCTCAAGCTGATTTAAACGAAGCTCTCGGTCTTAAAAAATAGTTTTATTCTATTTTTAAACGTAAAAATCTTGGAGGGGCTTCGGCCTCTCCTTTTTTATTGGAGATAAAATGTTGGATTACATTATAGTTTTCTTGTTTGGATTTGTCTTTTCTTGGTTTTTCACCTACGTAATGGCTTTAGGAAGTTCTGTTAAAGTCATTATTGACCTACAAAGAAGTTGTGCAAGCCTATTTATAATTAGTGAACAAGGGCTACAAGAAATTATGGAACTAAAATATATTGCTATGAAAGAAGCTAAAAGGTCAGAACATAATATAAATGCCCAACGGCGCATAGATAAAACGAATATCGATAGCATTAAAAAATCTATCATGAGAAATTATCTTGTTAACTACCCAGAGAAATATTCACATGTAATGCGTTATTCTACTTGGGAAGAGATGCAGCAGTTCGTTAACGACATTGTCAAAGAAAGGAGAATCAACCATGACAAAAATTTCTAAAAAAGATAAAAAGTCTAAGAAAATCTCAGAAGAGGTTTCGACAGAGGAAGAGGTTTCAACAGAGGAAGAAGAAGCTCAGGGTCAAAAAACAAGTATGTTAGATTTGTTAGGAGCGCTTCAGGGTGAAAAACCAGAAAACCCAGAAGCAAGAAGCATCATGTTTGTTGGTGCGATTGATGAAGAAAAATCTGCAGATTTGATTTCTGCTTTGTTGGTTCTTTCTCAGCAAAAAGCTCCAAACGAAGAACGAGCAAAGGATATTAAAATCTACATTTCCACTTATGGAGGAAGCGCAGATGAAATGTTGGCAATCTATGATGTAATGAACTACTGCAAACAATTCTGTGACATTGAGACTATTGGTCTTGGGAAAGTAATGTCAGCAGGAACTCTTTTGCTTGCGGCAGGAACAAAAGGGAAACGTCGTTTGGGATCTCATTGTAGAGTCATGATTCACTCTGTTAATGGTGGGTCTGTTGGTGAACTTCATAGCATTGAAAATGAAATAGAGCAAATGAAAGCACTTCAGGACAATTATATCCAGTGCCTTTCAGACGAAACAAGTATGACCAAAAGACAGATTCAAACACTAATTAATAGAAAAGTAAACGTATATCTATCTGCTGAAGAAGCAATAGAAAAAGGTTTGGCAGACGAGGTTTTAAAATGAGCGACGATAGAAAAATAACGGAAGCTTGGTATGATTTTATGAGTCAAAATTCTGACATGGATGATCCCACTTCACCAGATATAGCCAGAGCAGAAGAAGAAATAGCTCAACTGGAAGCTATGATTGAAAGTTTAGAAGAAAACATAAAAATGCATAAAGCTAGGATACAATATCTTAGAGAACAAATCTCTTATGATGTTTCCGCATCAAGAGAACCAGATATGATGGAGTAAACAATGGAAGATAAAATATTTTATAATGAAGGTTCCGCTGCTAAATTGGGATGGACTCCTGATTGGTTTGGGTGTTCAAAACATGGAGAAAAACTTGTTGCTGCGATTGAAAAGTTTCAAGAAGAACACGGCCTAACTGCTGACGGCTGCTGTGGTCCTACCACTTATCGTCGCATCTATAATCACAGAGTTGCAAACTTTGAAGACCATGCTCCAATGTCTCATAAAGATAATTCTGAATCTTTTATTATTTATAATTCAGACTATTTCCCAATTGATTGGCCAAAGGTAAAGCTTTTCTTTGAAAGCGGTGGACTGAAGCTCCGCAAAGGATGGAAGCCATCAAAATACAAAAGAGATCCAAAGTTTTTCGTTTGCCACTGGGATGTTTGTTTATCTTCAGAGACATGTCACAAAGTTCTTGAAAAAAGAGGTATCTCTGTTCATTTTGCTATTGACAATGACGGAACCATCTATCAGTTCATGGACATGAATGACATTGCATGGCATGCTGGAGGAAAGGTTTGGAATGACCGTTCTGTTGGTGTTGAAATAGCAAACGCTTATTACCCGAAGTACCAAGACTGGTATGTTAAAAGAGACTTTGGGAAGAGACCTTTGATAACAGATGCACATGTTCACGGAAAGAAACTTCCGGAACATCTTGGTTTTTATCCAATCCAGATTGAAGCACTCAAAGCTCTCATGAAAGCTGTTCATCAAGCCACAGGAATCCCTCTCCAGACTCCTTTAGACAGATCAGGCAACACTAACACCAAGGTAAGCAAGAAAGCCTCTGAGGGTCGTTTTGAAGGGTTTGTAAGCCATTATCATTTGACTACTAGAAAGATAGATTGTGCTGGTTTAGATATTAAGAAGTTATTAGAGGAATTGTAATGAGTAAAGAACTTGATAAGCTGATCGAGCAAGTGTTATTGGAAAAAATAACAAATAAACTTGTATCTCCTCCTGCTGACGTTTATTCCGGATTAGCGAAAGATAAAGCACCAGATGATAAAGAAGATATAGAAAATTGGGCGAAACTTGGGGTTACCGCAGGAGCCCAATCCCGCAAAGATGCCAGCAAGCAATTTGCGAAATTAGCAGCGAAAACAAGTCCCAATAAAGAACTTGAGACTACTGATCTGGAAGCAGCAATTAAGACCATGGTCGACAAGATTGCATCCGGACAGAAGTTTACCCCAGTTCAAAAACTGGCAAATAAAGCGATTGAAAAATTAAGGTCAAAAAAAGCAGACGAAAAGATTCGAAAAGCAGTAGATGAAATGATTAAGGAGTATGTCCTTGGCTCTGTGGAACAAGGCGATCCTAATGCCGCAGGAAAAGTAAAGGAACTGACGAGTGCAATAACATCATACATAGACAAACTAGCAGACCAGAGGGTATCTGCTTTTGCCCCACAGCAATTGCCTCCTCGTTCTTTGGAGACAACAGAAGATGTCTTTGAAAAAGGAACAATGCCAAAAGCTTCTCCTTATCTTGTTGACTTATTTTCGGGCATTGATGGCGACTCCATCCAAGCCAAGCTAAAAAGCATCTCGGACTTCTCCCAAGCAGCACAAAACGATGAACTACAAAAATGGGCTAGTGGAAAAGACGAGTTCTCTCCGTTCATTTATGGAAAGGTCTTGACTTTTCTAGCAGAGTTGATAAAGAGAACAGGTCCAGCCGAAGCAGGCTTTGAATTTGAGAGATGGCTGTCTTTATTGTTAAATCTACCTGTTGCTGGTGCGGAAAAGGGTGCTGCTGATAATTTGGGTAAAATCGGAGCAGACACTGTTTACACAAGTGCAAAGTTATACAAAACAATTGTTGGGAAAGATTCACCGTCTCAAGATGAAACAAGGCTCATGAAAACCACATCTGGTGGAAATAAAATTTATTATTTTATTGGCCATAAACAACTTGGTGGCTCTAAAGGAGAACCAATCCAAGGTTTTCACTTTATCGATGCTATTGATTTATATCTTGTGGAAGTTTCACAGAACGAAAGTGGAGAACTTGAAGGTCGCTTTGTTTACGATAATGCAACCAAGAGATCCGATCCTTGGATTCTATCTACTAAAGAAGACAAAGGAACTCAAAGAATCTTAACTCCACAAAGTGGCCTGATGTCCAGTGAGATTGAAGCTTTTAAGTTTGCGACGATCTATTTGCCACAAGGTGAAATCACCAACAACCAACTGCAGACAACAGCCGAGTTGCTAGCGGATAGAGTCAACAAGATTCAAGATAGTCCAATAACAAAAGCAGTCATGGATGCCGCCACATCAATAAAGAGAATGGAAGCGAACACTGACTCTTATGTTGGAAAGTCGAAACAAAAGAAAGGAAGCGCAACTTCTTACATTGACGAGATAACAAAAGATTACAGAGGACTCAGAGATCTCTACAATCAGATCTTTAGTTATGGAGAAGAAGGCACAGATAGAAAATCTTCAGAGTTGTTTCTAGAAGAATCAAAAACTTCTTTCGATAAACTAATCGAAACAATTATTAAAGAAAAGTTACTAAAATAACTTGACAAACACATCATAGGTGGTTATATTACTATAAATCACTGGAGGAATAATGAAACATTATAACCAAGGTCAAACTCTTAACCAAAAAATCTTGGAAGGAGTTGACATTCTTGCGGACAATGTTGCGACGACTCTCGGTCCTCGAGGTCGCAATGTTGCCCTATACAACAAAGAACAAGACACACCTGTCATCACAAAAGATGGTGTGACAATCGCTAAGTTCATCACTTTAGATGACCCATTCCAAAATCTTGGAGCACAAGTTATAAAGCAAGCAGCAGAGGAAACTGTGAACTCTGCTGGAGATGGAACCACAACTGCAACAGTCTTATCTCGTGCAATCTTGAAAGAAGCACAAAGATATTGCACAGCAGGAGTTTCACCGGTTGAACTCAAAAGAGGCATGGACAAAGCAGTCACTGCAATAACAACTCGTCTAGATGAAATGGCAAGACCGATTCAGACTGTTGAAGACATTCGTCACATTGCAACTATCTCTGCAAACAACGACAAGTCTATTGGGCAGCTTATTGCAACCGCTATCGACAAGGCTGGTAAAGATGGTTCTGTGCTCGTTGAAGAAGCTAGAAGCATGTCTACCTCATTAGATCTTATAGAAGGCTTCAGGTTTGATTCTGGCTATGCTAGTAACACATTTATCACAGATGAAAGAAACGCAACTGTAAATTATGACAATCCACTTATTCTTGTTACAGATGAGAAAGTAGAACACGTTGATCAAATAATGAAAGTGCTTGAGATTGCCGCTAGAGATAATCGACCTCTTGTTGTTATTTCAAATGACATCGAAGGACAGGCACTCGCTGCAATCATTGCAAATGCAGTTCGAGGAACAATGAAGATCTGTGCAATCAAAGCTCCACGTTATGGAGAAGAAAGAAGAAACATTCTGAAAGACCTTTGCATTAGCACTGGGGCAGCTTTCATTTCTAGGGAGAACTCAAAGACCCTTCGAGACATTCAACTTAAAGACTTTGGTCAATGCAATAGAATAAGTGTTACAAAAACTTGGACAACTATTGTAGGTGGAAAAGGAAACGAACCCCAGATAGATAGTAGAATAGATATGATTAAGTCTCAGATCCAACAAACAGAAAACCTTGCGGAATGTGAAAGGCTTCAAGAAAGAATCACGCGTCTTGCTTCTGGTGTTGCTGTTATTCGTGTTGGAGCACAAACTGAAGTTGAAATGATTGAGAAGAGACATCGGATTGATGATGCGCTTGAAGCTGTTCGGTCTGCTCAAGAACAAGGCATTATTCCCGGCGGTGGTGTTGCACTCATAAGAGCAACAAAAGACTTGTTCATCGAAACAGATAACGAAGAGCAAAATCTTGGTGCTCAAGTTATTCTTCGTGCTTGCGAAGTTCCTCTAAGACAAATGGCAATTAATGCTGGAGAATCACCTGACATTATTGTTTCTCAAGTCAAAGAACAAGAAGGAGATGTTGGTTATGATTTCTTAAATAGATGCATGGTTGGCACTTACAAAGTTGGAATCATTGATCCTTGTAAAGTAACAAAGTGTGCCCTAAAGAACGCGACATCCGCAGCTGGAACTTTATTAACAACATCTCACGCTATTGTTGATTGTTAGCACTATTTATGATAAAAAAGGAGCATCCAAAATGGGTAATGACGAAATATCAGATCTTAAAGAATCAATCATTAATTTGACTATGCAAATTCAACGTATGTCAGACAAACAAGATGAAATGTTAACTGATGTCAAAACCATTAAGGATGCTGTTTATCATCCTGAAATTGGATTATACGCTCGTGTTAGAGACTTGGAACAATGGCAAGCAGGGGCCAATAAATTTATTTGGTCTGTCGGTCTGGCAGTTACAGGTCTCATTCTCGAAGCGATATACTCGGGACTATTCAATGGAGGTTAAATGCGAGTAAGAATTTCCTATGGGGTTGAGATCGAGGATATCCCAGAACAAGCAGAGAACCTAGGATACGATGCCTTAAGTGAACTAGAGCAAACGATAGGTTCTTTAAAAAAAGCTTTGGCGAACATAGAAGAATGCAGCAATGATTATTCTTTGGTAGTGGAAATAATAGAGAAAGCCAGAGTTAAATTAAATAAATCAGATGCTATTTTATCTGATGTTTCTTCTATTTTAGAAGGCTTAAATCGATTTTATAACGGAGAAAAAAATGTATCAGACAGGAGATCTACTATGGATCCCAGCGGGAACACTGCTGATGAGAAAGAGAAATGAAAAAGATGATCTATTCTCGAACCTAAAAAGAATAGATGTACCAGCAGTTGCAATTTTTAAAGAAAACATCCAAGATGGTTGGGCCAAAGTTTTATTTGAAAATTGTATTTGGTCAGTGGAGAGAAATCACATCTCACACTTTATAATGGAGCCACAATGTTAGTTAGATTAATTCAAATTGAAAAAGCTGCTGGAGCATCTTTGATAGATCTTAAAGAGATTTATGTAAATCCAAGACATGTTATTTCTATTTCTCATGATGTTCAAGCAAACAAAAACTTAATAAGTGAAGCCATAAAAGCTGGTTTTGATGAAAACGTAAGTTTTAGCCGCATGGTTTTGCAAGAAGGAGGGTCTTCTAGGGTAATAACTGTAGTGGGATCACCTTCCTTAATAAATGAAAAAATTAACACCAGACAAGTACTTAGAGGTTAAAATGAAATATTATAAAATTATTTGCTGGAACGAGTGTCCTTATTGTCTTAAAGTAAAAATGGAGATGATAGAAAGAAAACTTCCTTTCGAATATTGTTCCGTCGATCACAGTAATGTTATGTTAAATTATTATAAAGCTATTTATAAACATGGTACTGTGCCAATGATTGTTGAACTTAACACTTCAACAAATGAAGAAAATTTCATTGGAGGGTTTACAGATCTTATCGAGTACTTCGCCAAAGAAAATTCTCAGGGAAAAGTTTGCTCTCTTGATGGAACTAGCTGAATATGATTTTGAGATCAGTGTTGAGTTTACTAATGGAGACAACTCTTACTGGATCCCTACACCTCTGGAAGAGGTTGAAGAAATAGGCCACAATGGAATCATAGACATTGGAGACGACCAGAGCGATTTTGAAAAACTAATTTCTCTCGTTCATGAAATAGGACATGTCGTTTATGACCTTGAAAGAAAAAGCAACTCTAAAAGAATAGTAATCTTTGAAGAATCTTTAGCTTGGTATCTTGGATATGACTATGCTTTAAAGTGTGGGATAGAAATAGATCTACAAGAATATGCAGAAAAAATAGAAATAGCTTTAAATTTATATATAAAGGAGACAAAATGATTGTTGATAAACCATGGGGACATGAAAACATTTGGGCACTAACAGATAAATATGTTGGAAAAGTTTTGCATATAAATGAAGGTTCAAGATTATCTTTACAATACCACAAGGTTAAAGAAGAATCCATAATGGTTTTAGAAGGAACTCTAGAATTAGTTTTGGAAGAAAACTCAAGAAAACATAAAGAGTCTATAATTATGAACGCTGGGGACACCTTTCACATAACCCCACTAACTATTCATAGATTCTGCGCTTCTCAAGGAACAGATGTAAAGATCCTAGAAGTTTCCACCACAGAACTTGATGACGTTGTAAGAATTGAAGATGATCACGGGAGACAATAAAGATGTTCTGGCTATTAACAACACTTTTGATGGCAAATGATGTAGATAAACAAAAAGACGAGAAAGTTATTTATGTTGCACCTGCAAGCATAAGTGATCCTGCATTAGAGATTTATCAACAGTACATTGATAGTCTTGTTATTTCCGCAGCAGGAGTTAAATCCACTTGGGTTAGAAGAGAAACAGAAATGGATAACATTGTAATTTATGATAAGTATTCTATCGAAACAGCACAAGACACAGTCTGTAATTACATTAATCCTTTAGAGTGTGCAAAGGAAAATCTTCATTGGGTTTTGATAACAGAGATCTCTTCCGTTGAAAACCATGCTGTGATTAAACTTAAGCTTTACGATGAAAATTCGAAACTTATTTCAGACACGAATCTTTCATCACATTCATTTGAACCTTGTGTCCCAACACCAGATATTACCTATAACCCTAGAGACATCTATGGACTGAAACAGCAAATGTTACAACAAGAAATTTTAAAAAATTGCAAAATGTTAGATTTAAAAATTCTTAACGAAGACATCGTTGCAGCTATCACAATGCTGTTTGCTAAGGCACAAGATAAACGATAAGCCCCAGATTCTCTACGACATCGAAACTTTTTGCTTTTCATAACCTAGTTACTATTAGGGGGGGAAGTAAAATGTTTCGTTTTCTTTTATACACACTAATAGCATTGATGCCACCGGCAAATGCTAGCATGGATTTTGTTAATGAAATCCTAAAAAACACAAAATTTGATTTAGGCCCTGAATTTAATGATGCTTACACTGCAAACGTAGATGCAAATGCACCTAAAGGACTAAAGGACTCCTACTTATCCTCAGTAGTAATTGAGACTTGGTCAGGAGGAGCGCCAATTGGCTCTGGTTCAGGAAATTATTTTAAACTTGGAAAAGATAGATTTATTATAACAGCTGCCCATGTTGTTTTAGGGTCTGAGGATGTTATTATCATTGAAAAAAGTCTCTCATTTACTGAAGCAAAAGTAGTCTATGTTTCAGAAGAAAATGACATAGCCGTTCTAGTTCCAAAAGAAAAACTAAGATTCACCAAGGCTTTGCATTTTAAGATGGATAAGAAAAATGAGATGGGCGAAAAAGTTTATCACACCGGACATCCTGCAAGAGAAGGTTGGCATATGTCTGAAGGTCTACTTACAGGAACAAGAGAGGACTTCTTGTTGATCAACACTTTTGCATGGCCCGGTTCATCTGGATCTGTTGTTTTCGACGAATCTGGTAGGGTTATTGGTGTGCTCTCATCTATTAGGATCGATGTTATTATGCAAATTTTTCCACAGTTTATAGAACATATTGTCAGCGCCAGCAACATAAAGAACTTGGAGATGGATTTATTGAAGGAAGCATTAAGGGATGCAAGAAAATATAGAACAAATTGATGTCGGCACCTTGATAAGAGACGGAAGCAAGATAGGAATTATCTATCGTGAGATTAAATCCGGAACTTGGACAGACCAACCTTTGTTCAACTGGCAGACTAATTTCGAAATTTATTATGACGATGGGACGGTTTGTGTTATGGGTAAAGAAACTTTATTAAGATTAGTTTCCGGAGGGAAAGTAGAGATATTGGAGTCAAAAGAATGACCTGCTACCCTACTACCCCACTACCCCCCTACTACCCTCCCTATTATTCAATAGATAGCATAATATTTGCACTTGTCGACAAGTGCATAGAGGTAAACTGCAACTTCAGTCTTCCACAGTCAGAACACGACCAATATTTTAAATACACAATGGCATTGGTCGACTTTTGGGAAAAAGAAACAAGGAGCATCTTATATTATGAGCTTCAACAAAGGTGATCTAGTGTTGGCTTCAAATGGAAGCCAATCTTCTACATGCATTATTTTATCCGAAAAATACACCACAACTGCTTATATTTCTTACAGTTTTTATTATAGCTATTGTTTAGAGACTGGTATTTACGGATTGATTTATGAAAATGAAATCATAGGCATAGTTGCAGAAAATTTTGCACCGGATTTTCCTTTCGAAAGCCAATTGTTTGACATAGATTATTCTTTTTACGAACACCTCTATGAGAATTGGTCTTACTTCCCATATTCTACACCAGAAAGTGAAGATGATGAAGAGTGAAAAACTTTACATAACTATGGAACTTCTAAAAAACTTTACATAACTCATTTAGTTTATGAAAAGGAAGTTCGTCGATCTTCAAGCGTACTTCGGCCTTTGCACAGTTTTTTATCAATCTCTTTTAAAAAAACTTTACATAACTATGCTTATTAAATTAAAAAATTTTACATAACTCATTTAGTTTGTAAAAATAAAATCACGGATTAAGCCCATGATAAGGTAGTATAACTCATTTTGGCCTGTTTGTCAACAAAATTTATTTTACATAACTCATAAAAGAAATGGAAAAAACTTTACATAACTATGCTCTTATGTAAAGGAAATGGAAAAAACTTTACATAACTATTCATGCGCATGCAATCCTTTTATTTATCAGAGACAAAAAACTTTACATAACTCATTCAAGAAGAAAAGTTTCACAAATAATTTGACAACTGAACTGGAGCGTGATAGTAGTAAGTATAACCCAAAAGTCAGGAGGACATAATGACAGCAGGATTATTATACAGTTGTAAGTACAGAACAAATCAATGGAACGACGTGAACAACTCTTGGGATCACGGTTGGGACTTGCTTCTATTCATAGGAATAGAAACGATACACAGGAACGATGGACTTGACATACACAACTATCGCTTCCATGACATAATTAAAAATGAAAGTGTTTTGATGGACAAACACTTAACAAGACACTGTAAAGAGATAAAGCCAGAGGATTATCATGAATAGAATAAAAAAAATAAGACAAAATTTAGCGAAGGTTCTTGGAAGAGAGCCAACAATTCACGAAGAGATAGATTATCTAATTTTAGAAGTATGTCGCGATCATGCATATGAATTGAGATTAGCATATGACTTAAACCCAAACGAGAACTATAAACAAGCCTACGAATTTGCAGTTAGGTGTTGCAATATGATAGTAGAAAGAAACCCAGAGATTTTCGGAGAAGATGATGAAGGCTCTGAGGACGACTACTAATAAAAGGACAAAAAACGTCCTTGCAATTTCCAATTATCATGATAAATTGTAAACATAACCCAAACAAATGGAGGTGTGCAATGAGACACATCAAAGAATGTAAATTGTGTGGAGAAGAGTTCTCTCTTCATGACCCTAGAAAGAAACGGTGTGGCGGGAAAGTCAATCAATGCCCAGACTGTGTGGAAGAGCACGGTCTTGAAATTAAAAGCAGAGTGAGAGCCTTCACAACTGGTGATGGTAAGATGTCTGCTATGCAGATCCTGCGCTTTCAAAGCGAAGACGATGCAGATGCCTACGGCAAGACTTGGGAAGCCAACAGGGGCTGGAATAACCAACGTCGTGGCGGTCTTAATAATGTAACTTTCTCCAAGGTCGGAGAGAACATCGGGAACTCTAACCACAAGGGGAAAGCATCATGAAAGTGGGTGATTTAGTTAAACATAAAGAATACCATGAATATATAGGAATAGTAGTGGAACTCGGCTATCGAGACATGCTTGTTGCTTGGTGGGATGGAGAAATGTCTTGGACTTACCAAGACCAGATGGAGGTAATATGAAAGTAGGTGATTTAGTTATGTGGGTCGGCAAGGATAACGACCATGGTTGTATCGGTTTCATTTCAGAAATGTCTACAATTCGTGCAGAGACATATTACACAGTTATGTGGGCTGACGGCACCAGAGGTACTTCACTATCGGCCGACGATTTGTTGATGGTAGTAGATGATGAAGTTCCAGAATGGTGATCTTGTCGAGTTCATCTGGACTTATAGTAGCACAAAATTCATAGGCATTGTTGTGTCTTCTCACAAGTATGCTGGAAAAACTTGGTATAGAGTTTACTGGAATGATAAAGTTATCTCCGAGATAGCGGAGATTGAACTAAGAAAAATAAAAACGGACATTTTTTGACCTTGCTTTTTTGGCAAGTCATGATAAATTGTAAACATAACCCAAACAAATGGAGGTGTCCAATGGGATACACAAGCGATGTTGCAATAGCAATACATAAAGACTTACAAGGTGAGTTCCTCACTTTTCTCAAAACAGAAAAAGTTATGGCTGAAATCTTCGGAGACTGTTCTTACTTTAACTTAGACAAAGATTATCA